CTTGGCACAGCCAGCGCAGGAGCCTGACGCGCTGACCATCGCATACCAGTCGGGCTTCTATGATGGCAAGAAGGCGGCACTGGCCGGGCGCGAGTGGAACTTCTGCGAACGCTGCGGCAAGCGCACTGCTGACAAGACTGCTATTCATACCTGCACACCTCCGCAGGGGGCCGCATGACTGAAACTCAGTATTGGGTATTGCTTGTAATTTTGGGCATTTGGGTATGGAGCAAGATATGAACGTACTGCAATACTTGAACAGCCTGCGACCAGCAATACCCATGTCCGCCGAGCGCCCATGCACCGTCATGAGCAACGGCGAACTGCGTAGGCACATGGTGCAAGGCGCTGTGCTCATCAATGGCGAGACTGTGACACCGGACGAGCCGATGGATTTCCCAGTGTTCTCGCTGGTGTTCTTCCCGAACTCGAAGAACCGTAGAACCACGATTGTTTAGGAGAATAGCTATGGACGATGAATCAATTTACTTGGGCGATGGCGTGTACGCCAGTTTCGACGGATTCCAGATATGGCTGGCAGTAAATCATCACGAGAACAACGTGGTGGCGTTAGACCCGAGCGTGTTTGCCCAACTGTGCAAGTACGTTGAGATGCTGAAGGAGAAGAGCGGATGAGATGCCCAGAATGCAAGGCGCACACAGACGTGAAAGAAACGCGCCAACTTCAGGGCAGCGTAGTCAAGCGCAAGCGCCTATGCTTCAACAACCACACCTTCTACACAGAAGAGCGCCCTATCAAACCAGAGGCCAAGCGTGAACAACCAACTGACAAAGGCTGAACGCGCTCACGTCGGGCGGGTGAAGTCGCTCCCCTGCTCGGTATGCGATCAGGCTGGCCCAAGCGACGCACACCACGTCAAACAGCATCGGCAGTACGTTTGCATTGCCCTGTGCAAAGACTGCCACCAAGGGGCGTTTAACGGCCTCCACGGGCAGCGCAGGATGTGGGCTGTGAGGAAGATGGACGAGATGGACGCCCTGAACGTGACGATCCAGCGATTGGTTGAAAACTAGGGGTTTTCCCTACTTTTGAGGTTTTTTTCACTTTTTTTTCGTTTGGGGCTGTTTTTCTGTTTAATCTGGAGTTACACTCCCAATCACTGACCAAGCAATCGTGCAAGGCAGAACCAGAGAAAGAAAGCGAGTCCACCATGAAATCAAACGACATCACCCTGACCCAAGTCGATGTACTGGGTAACCTGTTGGCCCAGATCGCCGAGTTGACCAAGCAGGCCGACGCCATCAAGGACGACATCAAAGACTCCGCCAGCATGGGCGGTGCAAAGGTTGTCGAGGGCAACCTGTTCAAAGCCACCTACATCGAAAGCAATCGTTCCAGCACCGACTGGCTGGCTCTGGTTGCGGGCAAGCTCGAAGTCGAGGCTGACTGGAAAAAGGTCGCGGCCAAGATTGGTTACGAAGAGCAAGACGTACCAAAAGCAATTGCCGCCAACACCAAGACCACTGCTGTGTTCTCGGTCAAAGTCACCAGCCGCTAATCAACCAACGGGGCTTCGGCCCCATCAAGGAGCATCACCATGATTACAGCAACCGAAACCCAGCAAATTTACAAGCGGCACGACATCAATCTGACTCAGATTGAGGCTGCTGAAATAGCCGCTGACGCAAACCAAAGCGAAGAGTCAGGCCATAACAGCCTTACCGCCCAAGAGTGGGTGGCGCGTTGGATTAAAGAAGAGATGAACGAAAACATGGACACCTCATCTTTTTCCGAGCGCCTCGAATACGACTTCTCGCAGAACTAATCAATTACGGGGGCTTTGTCCCCCAGAAAGGAACCGCCATGAAAATTACCAAGACCATGCACTTGCACTACGAAAAAGTTTCGTGGGAGCCAGAAGGCGAATTTCAGCTTTTCCCTTGCAAGCTCGAAACTGAAGACAGGGTATACATTGGGACACGCGAAGTTGAGGTCGATGTGCCTGAAGGCTACGACCCACGCGCACAGCAAATTGAATTGCTGGAGAAGCGCAGACAAAAAGTGATGGCCGACTTCCAAAACACCATCACTGACATCAACGCCCGTATCAGCAACCTGCAAGCATTGGAGTACACAGCATGAAAGCCGCCGAATCACAGTACATCAACCTCGGCTACAAGTACGAGAAGGCCAAGTCACCAGAGGCTGGGCAAGCCGCCGCGCAGGCCATCAGAACCTTTCTGGAGGCCGAGGCGATAGAGGATAGGGCGGATGCCCGCTACTTGGTCGAACGCGGTCGCCAAGAGGCGCGGGAGGGCGTATGAACGAAGACATAGACCACCTTGTCATTGACACGAATACGGGGAAGTTCAAGTGCGAGATATGCGGGGAGGAGGATAGCCCTCCCGTCATGCCCGTGCCCATCGATACCTTGATTGAGGCGATGGATCACTTCACCAGCCAGCACAGGGCTTGCAAGCCACCAGCGGAGGCCGTGATGTCCGAGTACATCCGAGGGTTCAATAGCGGCTTTGAGTTCGTTCTCCATGAGGTCGAGAACTACATCACCAAGGCCAACAGCCACGACGCAATGGTGTTGGTGCAGTTGCTGTCCCACCTCAAGATGGAGGATAAGCCTAATGAATCGAATTGAATTTGGCGATTGCCGTGAAACCATGCGGAAATGGAAAGAGCAAGGCATCAAGGCGCAGACTTGCGTTACCAGCCCACCGTACTACGGTTTGCGTGACTACGGCCACGAAGGACAGATTGGGTTAGAAGAAACGCCAGAGGAATACATCAAGGCAATGGTCGAAGTATTCCGCTGTGTGTGGGATGTGCTGGAAGATAACGGCACATTGTGGCTGAACATTGGTGATAGCTACGCAAGAAATGGCGGTGATGTTGAATCAAAAATGAACACAGTACACAAAATGGGAGTTGGTCAAAAAGCCACTTATCTTGCTGGCGGTATGCAAAGCATCAATAAAGTTCCAGAAGGGCTGAAGTCAAAAGACCTAATTGGCATCCCTTGGATGCTGGCCTTTGCTCTCCGTGCTGATGGCTGGTATCTACGCCAAGACATCATTTGGCACAAGCCCAACCCGATGCCTGAGTCAGTGCAAGACAGATGCACCAAAGCGCATGAGTACATCTTTCTGTTGAGCAAGTCGCAGAAGTATTACTACGACCATGAATCGATCAAAGACCCAGTGAAACAGGATTGGGGTACACGCGATAGAACTGATGGCAAGTACCACAATGAAGGCAGTGGTCTGCAACCGCACTCTGGTCTTGAGAAGTCATACGAGATGGCAAACAAGCGTAGCGTTTGGACGGTAAATACCAAACCCTACGCTGGCGCACATTTTGCTGTTTTTCCAGCAGAATTGATTGAACCTTGCATTATGGCTGGCGCACCAGTTGGCGGCATAGTGCTTGACCCTTTTATGGGTAGTGGAACAACCGCACAGGTCGCGCAAAGCCTTGGGCGGCAATACCTTGGCTGCGAATTGAACCCAGATTACAAAAAGCTGCAAGACCAACGTCTGGCGCAGCAGTCTTTAATTTTTGAGAATTAGGGTAAACACCTACAAAATAATTAGCAGAAACTGGTTTCTGCTAGTTTATCTTGAGGTTACAATGTCACTACTGCAACATCGCAGGTAACACAGAAGGAAAAGCGAAATGAACATCGGAACACAAACCAACAGCCTCGTGAACAGCCTCTACAGCCGCATGACCGTAGGCGCACCAGCCCCAGTGGTCGGCATGGCCGCTACCACCCTGTCGTGGACTGACCGCCACTCAGCTACCGTAACCGAAGTTACTGAGTTGACCAGCAAGGTCTGGGCTTACCAGATCAGCGTTGTTGAGGACACCGTGATGGTTGTGAGCGGCAGCACCCACGACGGCAGCGCCAAGTTCGCCACAGTGCCTAGCACCGACGGCTACGCCGACCTGTACCGCATGGATCGCAAGATTGGCAAGTGGGTGCGTGGCTATATCAACGAGGAGACAGGGCGTTTCCAGAAGTCCAGCGGTGGTTTGATCTTGGGTGTCCGTGACCACCACGTTGATCCCAGCTTCTAAACCACAAGGGGGCGAAAGCCCCCAATAACCGAATCAAAAGCGAATCGAAATCGAAAGGAAACCGAAATGACTCAAGCAGAATTCAACCAGTTAGTGAACCAAGACATCCAGCGCTTGGTGGACAAGGGCGCAGCCGAGTGGGAAGCCCAGCAACGCCGTGAGGAAGCAGAGGCCCGTCGTGTAGAGTGGATGCAGGTGCAGCGCCAGAACCACTACCTCAGCATGACAGGCCAGATCGGCGTGGGAGGCTGATATGAGAGAAGATCACGAGTGCCCTAAATGCGGCCACGACTGCGATGAGATGGGACGCCACACCGTGGACGACGTCCATGTCCTGTGGTACTGGACGTGCGAGAAGTGCGGTATCGATTTCGGTGGAGACTTAGGAGTAGATGATGAAAAATCAGTTGCTTGACGACGTGCTCTGTGGGATAATCTTCGTAGCGCTCATCGTGCTTATGTCATGGGTTCCAGACTTCAGCTTGACTCCTGAAGAGTGTGCCCAACAGAGGCCAGAAGCGCGAGTTGAATCGCTGTGTAGCGAATCGAAACCCAAATGAAAGCGAGTTGAAAGCGAATCGGTTTCCACGCAAGTGGAGCCATCACGCATGGGGGCTGGCTAGTCAGGGAAGTCCAAGCGGGTACATACCACTGGCCCGCCCATACAGGAATGCCCACCAGTCCCCAGCCGTGCTGGCGCACAGTAATCGGACAGGGCTGCTTTCTGTCAAAACCATCTCTACTGAGGCTCCCTGCGCTGGCAACTTACACACTGGCGAACCGAAAGCGAATCGAATACACTGACGTCATTCATTCACTTCACGGGGATTACGGGTTATGCCAGAAACCACTGCCAAAACGCGCCAGAAGGCCGCTACAAGCGCCGCCAAGCCCAAAGCCAAGGGGAAGGTAGCATCGGCCAAGATCGGCGCTCCTACGACATTCAGCCAAAAGACCGCAGACCTCATCTGCATCATGCTCTCAGAGGGAATGAGCCTTAGAGAGATACTGAGGTCAGATACGACGGGAGTGCTCCCAGCACAGTCTACGGTTTACGAGTGGTTGTTGCGCCATCCTTCGTTTGCGGAGCAATACGCCCGCGCACGGGAAGAGCAGGCCGACACCTTGGCCGACGAAATCATCCAGATCGCTGATGAGCGGCCAGAGTTGAGTCCGCTCATTGACAAGAAGACTGGGGAAGTCCTAAGCATGGACTTGAGCAGCGCCTATATCCAGTGGCAGAAGAACAGGATCGAAGCCCGCAAGTGGACGGCCATGAAGCTCAAGCCCAAGAAATACGGCGACCGCGTGGCGCTAGAGGGCGTGGAGGGTGGAGCGCCCATCGCCACTGAGGACGCCACATCGACTCGCCTGTTTGAGCTTATGCGCAACATGGAGATGACCAAGCGTGTGGGCTGATGTCGCAATCAGAACAGAAAGACCCCTGATGGTGTCGAAAAACGCGGGGTTTTACCCAACCTGCCCTCAATCCTGTTCTCGGTGCGACATTTATGCTTGAAATGCTCGACGAGGACACCGCAGCCGAGTTCGACGCGCTGCCCGTCCACGACCGCATTGCCTACATCTCCCACGCTAAATGGGTGTCGAGCGCCCACAGCTACCAGATACCGCCGCCGCTTGAGCAGGCGTACCTTGTCTGGATGATGCTGGCAGGCCGGGGAGCCGGGAAGACCCGCTCGGCGAGTGAGGCTCTGTGGTGGTGGTGCTGGCTGATCCCCAACAGCCGAGGGCTGGTGCTGGCTCCCACTGCCAACGACCTGAAGTTCACCTGCTTTGAGGGCGTGAGCGGACTGTTGCAAGTGATCCCCAAAGAACTGGTGGTGGACTACAACAAGCAGGATCACCAGATCAAGCTGGTCAACGGCTCGACCATCCGTGGCATCTCTGCCGACAGCTACGAGCGCCTGCGTGGCCCTCAGTTCCACTTCGCATGGTGCGACGAGCTTGCCGCCTTCCACTACATCCAAGAGGCGTGGGACATGATGATGTTCGGCCTGCGTCTGGGTGAAGCGCCACGGGTCATCGTGACCACCACGCCCCGGCCCAAGGACTTGATCCTCGACCTAGTCGGTCGGGAGGGTGACGACGTGGTGATCGACCGCGCCACGACCTATGAGAACGCAGCCAACCTCGCGCCCACCTTCAAGAACCAACTGGAGCAGTACAAGGGGTCGAAGCTCTACGAGCAGGAGGTGATGGGAACGCTGGTCGATCTGGAGGACGGCAAGGTCGTCTCCCGCGATATGTTCAAGCTCTGGCCTGCCGACAAGCCCTTCCCCCGCTTTGAGTACATCGTGCAGAGCTACGACTGCGCCTTCACTGACAAGGAGCACAACGACCCGACGGCCATGACGACGTGGGGTGTGTTCAAGCCAATGGACGGCCCGATGTCCGTGCTGCTGATCGACTGCTGGGCCGAGCACCTCACCTTCCCCCTGCTCAAGCCCAAGGTGCTGGAGGAGTGGCGGGTGTCCTACGGTGAGGGCAAGGACGCCAAGCGCCCCGACCTGATACTGGTGGAGGACAAGGCTGCGGGCATCTCCCTGATCCAAGAGCTACGTCAGGCCCACCTGCCTGTCAGGGGCTACAACCCCGGCAAGGCAGACAAGATGCAACGCCTCCAGATCACCGCGTCGATCTTCGCCACTGGCCGCGTCTGGCTCCCTGAGTCGGGCGTGCGCAAGGGCTACGTCAAGGACTGGTGCGAGGGCTTCCTCTCCCAGATATGCGCCTTCCCTGACTCCTCCCACGACGACTATGTAGACTCGGCCACCCAAGCTATACGTCTTCTCAAGGACATGAACTTCCTCGACATCAACCCTGAGCCTCGGTATGATGACGACGATGATGACTATGCTTATGCCCGCAAAGAGCGGGTTAACCCTTACGCGGTGTAGACAATGGCAGATCGTAAAACAGTTGCGGGCGCACTCAACGTAGTCAAGAAGCTGCTGGCCGAGGAGCCAGCCGCAGAGACCTTGCTGACCGCAGCCGACCGTGCAGCCGCTGGACGCAAGGCCGCTGAACTCATCAAGTCCCAGCCCCCGACCAAGGCGTCCGAGGCTCTGGGTCAACTCATGGAGCGCGGCATGAAGCGCGTGACCACGACTCAAGCTGACCGCACCCGAGTGGGTGGAGGCAACATTGGCGGCGCAAACTTCCCCGCTATCAGCGAAGCCGACCCAGCTTACAAGGGTAATGTCTGGGGTGTAATGGATGAGGGCACGGCCTCCCGCCTTAAAAACTTGGCAACCCCTGACACCGCGTGGACTACGATGCTCGGCTCGGCCAATCAACTCAAAACCAACCCCGTCGTGTTCGACAAGCTCAAGCGCCAGTTCATGGAGGCCATGAAGCAGGGCAAGCTATCTCCCGAGCTTGAGGCCAAGATCAACCACAACCTAGCTTTGAACTTTGGAGAGGGCGCAAGCATTCGCGATCCCGGCATCTGGAAGCAGGCGGACACCTTTGAGAAACGTGCCGCACTGGCCGACCTGATGATGGGTCAAGGCATCCCGCCCAAGAAGGGTGGCGTCGCATTGGGTGGCGAGAAAAGCGGCAAGGGCGTCATTTTTAAGCCGACCGACACGCTCATCAAGGAGACGGAGCCAACGCTGCTGCACCCTGAGTATGGCGGCGACATAGACACGTTTGCTGCTGGCCCGCGCCTGTTCCGACTTGAGAAGGAATCGGTTAACAGGCCCGACCTGCACCCCGGCTTTCCCACGCTACTCAAGGGCGAGGACTTGGGATACAAC